TAAACTTTCTTCTCTTCTACGTCGTAAATCTCCCACAGCTCCACCCAATCCGTAGCTTCGCGGACTTTTTCGTCGTTTACGTCCGCATCAGGCCCCACCAGCCACTTCGGATACGTGTCAGCATGTACATCACCAGCTTTTTTGTACTTTCCATCTTCAACACGTTGACGAAACTGATCAATCGATAGGACCGTACACTCCATCCAGTAGCGAATGTCATCGGAATCCCGTACCGAGAGGTCGAAAAACAGCATCGAGGGGTCCACAGAACGCACAACAGGCATGTCTGCGTCTTTCGACCATGTGGTTTTCAACACCCCACGGTTGCATAGAACCGCATCCGTCAACGCAAGAGACGCCCGCTTGCGAATCTTGCACTGGCGAAAGCACCAATCCAGAAATGCAGTGATCGATGGAGCCATGTCCTCCGATTTGGCAGACGTTGCCTTGGCAGCAACACGCGGGCGCGGGCCCAACATCGCAGAAATAGCCGACTCAGCAATCGAAAAAACCATGTTCTCAGAGCACAAGTAGCGGTTCTCGACCGTACTCGTGTTGAAATGCTTGCCACGGTACAGAGCTCGTGCCTTGTCGAACGTCTGCTTCTCGTGAGACTCATAGTAGTTCTTATGTGCCTCGATCAGATTTTTCATGTCACGCGGCATTCTCTACCTCTTTGGCGGTGGGATGAACGGAGAAACTAAAGCAGCTTCCTCTTCTCGTCCATAGTTATCCAGGTCCCTGATGCTAACATAGCCTGCCGGTGTGGCCTGGCCTTGTGACGCAAGTGTAATCGGAGTGAACGCTCGGCGGGACAAAATGTCACCCGCCATGACAACAGTAATGGCACGATCGAAGTGATGCCCTTCATTTGACTTGGAATCACGGGCCCTGCCGTCATAGTCCAGCATCTGGTGCAAAGTAGCGCGACTGCGAATACACAAGTCGTCTTCCCTCAACAGCTGAATCGTTCTGGCCTCGGCTTCCTGCAATCGCTTGCGCGTGTTGTACCAACCAGGATGAGACTTGTCCGTCCACAACAATCGCTGTGTCCCGTAGCTCCGAAGCGTTGCAATACAGTGAGCTGCGTTCGACTCAACAGCCAACAAGCAGTGGCCGTATCGCGCCTGTATCCGGCACAGCCGATCAGCAAACTTCCCAGGATCTTCGCGGCCCGACCAGTTTGCAACCTCCTCTCTGGCTATCGCGTCCCACACAGTCAAAGCACTCGGGTCGCCCTTCGCGCCGTATCCCGCAGGATCAGCTGTGATCAGGTAAACCCCGTTGGCCCGTGGAGGTTGTAGCTCATTACACCCCCACTCTCCCTCTTTTGGATCTGCAACCGCCGTCGCCAGCTGCTCGCGAAGCGCGTCCTCTGGCAGCACAGGATCTAAAGAGCCCAGCCAGCCATCGTACGGATCAGACGGATACTTCGATCGGAAGAGCCGCGTGTCACCCGCAAACTCCGTGTCCAAGCTGCGACGACGGAACATCAAGTTCTCGTACCCCATCCCCTCGTGTTGTTCCAAGTAGCGCAGCTCATCGTTCGATGGAACAAAATCAGAAGGAACCGGCAACCGACAACTCACGTCACGCCACCACTCCAAGAACACAGGATGAAACCGACCCTTGCCCTCAAGAGCAGAACGCCACATGCGCTCGTGCTGTGAACCAGAACGGCCAAACGTAGACTCCAACACCACCCGCGCGTTCGGACGCTTGTTGATCGATGGAAACAAATGCGCAGCCGCTTCCCGCTGGTGAGGCCACTCGCCGTACTCCGTCAAAACCAACCGGTCAATCGATCGACCAACAGCAGGAGCTCGACCCGCTCCCGTCAACGTCTGAATCCCGCCACCATGCTCAAACTCAATATGCCGGACTCCACCCGACTTCGACCCAACCCTGAACTTCGATGGAATCCCCCGGTACGCAAACTGCAGCCGCTCGAAAGCCATCTCCGCAGTCTCGTGCTTCTCCGCAACCAGTACCCCCTTCACCCCCCGACTGAACATCACTTGACCCAACAACCACATCACCGCCAATGTCGTCTGCTTTGCCTGGCGATACTTTCCGATCATTACCCAACGATGATCCACCATCGCGTCCAGGACCACCCGCTGCGCATACGTCGGGTCCAAGAACCCTACGCCCTCGTCCTCCCGAAGTATCTGACAAACTTGTACGAACCGACGAGGATCGGACAACGCTTTCCGCGCTGCCGACATTCGGTCCACAGTCAAGAATCACCGCCCGTGCTCCCTAACAATCGTTTGTAAAACTCTTTCTCTTCCGATGAAAGATCATCCGATGTGTCCATCTTGCCAAGTAGCGGGATCACTCCACGATGTAGCTTCGCCAACTCGGCTTCCGCTTTCAACGCCATGTCGTCATTCTGCAAAGTGGTGTGGCGAGCAACCGTCCGGTGCAATCGCTTGATCTGAATGGATACGCTTAAACGTACACCGTCCGCGTCCATCTCAGAACGGAGCGAACCCTTCACCCCCTCCGCATCACGAATGACCTTTCGCACACCACCAGCTTCATATGACTCGTCAATCCGCTGAGCTTCTCGATTCGACCACCGACCGTCCACCAGCGCATCCTCAATCGCTAAACGATGATCCGGGAACTGCTGCTCACCATGCTCAATGAACTTCCCGCGCACTGCTGACTCCACTTTCGGGCGAGGAGGAGGCGGAACCCAGCCCTGCTTGAGCTGAGAAACAATCCAATCAACGTCCCGGTACACAGTACGCAGACTGCAATCGTAGTCCTCTGCTACCTTCTCGTAGTATTGGCGCGTCAAAGACGCTGGGTCCTCTATCATTCGCCTGGCAATCATGTTTCGACGGCCAGATCGCTGCTTTGTTGTCATTGTGCTCATGTTTTCACTGTAGTCAATATGACACGGGTTTACAAATGGTCCGGTTTTTTTGAAGGGGGTCCGAAATATATCGCGAAACCATTGGTGGAGGGTAGGGTTGTTGCCAACTGAAACTTTTAGCTGTGCTGTCCGGAGCAAGCCCGGAGTGTGTGTGGTGTGAGACAGTAGATACCGAACTGTACCACTACTGTCTCGGGTCACTGTCACGGGAGATGTCGGTCGAATAGAATCGAAGTGAGACAGATGTGACAGTGGATTGAATCTATCTCACCGTTTGGGGGAGAAAACAAAATAGACTATTCCCACAACTCAGTAGACCCTGATCCTTCATAGGCTTTGTAAGACCTACGAGTGTTCCTAATATATAGATACTTAAACATTACTGTCACTTCTGTCTCACTACTACTCCAACAAAGCCACGAGGCCCGTGACAGTGCCTGAGACAGTGGTGAGACAATACACCTTGTACTGTCTCAGTGTCGCTGCCGCGACCTGTATCTTGCCTCGTCAGGCCCACTCGCTCCACATTCCGCGAACCCGTTGCACCAGTACTGTATGTCTGGTGCCCAGCCATCCACCTATTTCAAGTCAAACCTTCGCGGTTTGACGACTGGATTACTGGCCCCCGCCTGCGGCGAGCTATTGGTGTCAGCTAAAGCTGACCTATTACTCACCACCCCTCTGTCCCCTCCCCCGTAGGAGGGGATGAGTACGATTCCCCTACAGGTCAACCCCTCCGGTAGTTGGGGGATAGACATGTGATCACTGTGGCACACATCGGCCCGTCCGTCGACCGATGACAGTCGACAGCCGTTCCGCTGCGATGCCTATCACAGTGCATGTCTATTTTCCCCCCCAACAACCTCCGCGCTCTCCCCTTCGGGAGAACCGCACTTGAAAACAAAGGAAACACAATGCCGCTCGCTACAACCTCAACGAACCCTCAACAAACAACAACAAGGAGCACTACCATGCTAAAGCCAAGAAACCCGAAGCACCTCTACCGCAGTCACTACATCCACAACGGAGACGTGAACAAACGCATCGCCATGTTCATGCGGGAGCAGCCCCGACTCGTCGGGACACCCACGGACGCCGAGCTTGTCTCACGTCCCTGGGAAAACTCCCACATCCACTGGTTCTGCAGCCGAAACACAGCACGAATGCTGATGAACCGGATGCTGGAAATCCGAGACTCCGAGGAAGCCTGGGTCGAAGTGCGCCGAGCCATCGACAACATCATCAGACGCATCCAGGCCATGAGCACCGTGAGCTTCGACAACGACATCGGACATTTCAACCGATTCGAGCCCATCGTCGACCTCCACTCTCCATTCACCATCGAGTGGAACCGCACCTGGGACTCCAGCAAGTGGTACGAGGACACCGGACCCCGACCGGCACGCAAGCCACAACCAGAGGACACACGCCCTCGCATCGTGATGCCAGCGACCGGAACTGCAGTGCTGGCGCAGCACAAAGAGGAAGAGTCACCCTTCCCGAACCCTCTACCAGAGGACTTCGAGCAGACCGGACGTGTCTCGCGCACCCTGTACAGGTGTCGCAGCATCTCCGACATCCCTGGTGTCGGACCTGCCCGCTGCCGCACGTTGATGCAACGGTTCCAGACCGTCGAGAACCTTCGGCAGTCCAACGTCCCGGAGCTCACCGCCATCCCCGGCATCGGAACCAAGCTCGCTGCTGCCATCCTGGTGCGAGCCAACGCTACCGTTGGAGGTGCATGATGCACCGTTCTTCCATCGACTGGCCATCCACCACTCTTGTGGTGGCTCTGGCCTTCGTCCTCCACTTCACCCTCAACACCCTCCTTCTACCATGAAGGGGGGACCCTTCTTCTCAGCGACAGTCCGAACCCCCTGCCACGGTGGCGGGGCGGCGGGGCTCAGCAACACCGGCTGCACGGCGCAGCCACTACTCAACCCCGGCTGCAGAGCGCAGCCATTGGAGCACTATCATGTCCGTTAATATCAGAACAACCACAACACTGGGTCTCAACTCACAACCACCACCCGACCCGTCATGGACCGGCTCATTCCTACACAGGTACGAGTTCATGCCCGGCAACTGCACGCGGTACGACCTTCTCATCGGACGCGATGACGCTGGCCGATACATCCTGGCATGGATGAACAAAGGCGGGTCAGGCGGCAGCATCCTACGCTGGGATGGGCACTACATCCACGTCTCCTACATGGAAGAAAAGCTGGCACCGATCAGCTCGGCAGACGCAGACGCACTGTGCGCGTTCCTCACCCAGCTCGGCCTAAACGCCAGTATGAGCGACCAAATGGTCGAGCTCGAACCCGGCTTTAGGCTGCATCACCAGGACAGCCCGCCATCTACCACACCCAAACCCACACTCACACCAATCGAAGGAGGTGCATGATGACACCAGCACTAATCAAAGACATACAAAAAGCGTTGGATATTCTACGTGTATACCGACAAGACCACGAGTGTACAGATGAGGACTGTGACGAGTGCGAAGCTGTAGATACAGCACAACAGATCCTCGATCTCGAAGAAGGAGCTGAGTGATGAGCATCCAAATATACATCGACGACAACAAACATGTCCACGTCTCCTACCCATGCGACATATGCAGTGACTGGGTTCACACCGAGGACCACTGCGGGGACACCGTCAGTGGTTGGGACGAGTACATGTGCGGAGAATGCTACGCGAAGCGTGCAGTACAAAACGAGGACAAGGAACACGCAATGGCACTGGACCCACATGCTGTGCGAGGTGACCCTGGATGGGTAGACCCCACCATCCCTGAACTCAGCGAGGAGTTATGTACCACGTTCCTGGAGGAGTCAGGCTTCAAGGTTGAGAAGGTTGAAGGCTTCGAACTCGACGACGAGGTGTGCCAGGAGAAGGAAGCGTGCGACGTTCAGCGTCAGATAGATCACATCGAACAGCTGGTCATGCACTCATGGCTCATCTTCGATGAGTGGGATGGACACGGTCCCATCGCCATCCACAAGGAGGTGATGAACCCGGAGAAGGCATCGTGCGCAGACCGCTCATCGCCTGAACCCGAAGACGATGTGACTCGCTACGGACCGGGCACCTGCGCGGACCTATTGAACTCAATCCAATCAACGCACCTAAGCATCGGCATATTGAGCCTGTACGGCGTCATCAACGACCTGCACACCCTGTTGGACCAGGGATACCTGAACGACAGGGCACACCTGATCTTCAAGCAAGGAGGTGCATAATGCCCGAAACAATACCACTACCGACGAAGCTCCACACACACAAACAAGGAGACGACTCAACATATATCCTCATGGATAACGGAGAAGTATGGCACTACGAAAAAGCCGAACTTCTCGGATGGGTGAGAGCGGAGCTCACACTCGAGAACCTGATATCCGCCGTTGCAGAAATGCAAGGGCAAGACTGCTACAAAAACACCACGCCCGCCGAGGCGTAACCAACCCCGGCTGCCAAGCGCAGCCACTGGAGCACTACCATGAAACCTACAATGCTGTGGCGACCTACGTCACAAAACACCAAGACCGGCAACATCCCACAAGGATACGTCGGTATCACTCCAAACGAAACCGAGCGTTCATGCGCCGGATGCAAATGGCGAAAGAACGGATGCTACTACTGGCAAGGCCAATCCCGCGCCGGGCACCTAAGCATGCAACGACGGTACGCCAAACACCCCCACGAATACACGCTGTCGTGGGCACTTGGCAACTCACTACGCTCAGCCAAGTACGTTCGAGCTGCAGTGGGCGGTGACCCTCACCTCTTCGACCGATGGGATGTTGGCAACTGGCACAGAAAAGTAGTGATGGCAGGATTCAAAGGACTCCTGATATACACGCACTTCTTCCGAGACAAAGCCGACCACCTACTCGGCCTTGCGATTGCATCATGCGACACATTCGAAGATGCCGACGAAGCAGTCAGAGCTGGGTGGCGTACTGCTGTAACCATCACGACTCAGAAAGCACCCGGCAACAAGCGCAGCCGCCTGCACACCACACCCGAGTGGAGCGGCGAGCAGTACACCACCCCTGACGGACACCAGGTATACCTGTGCCCAGCTCAGGTCGGACGTACAAACTGCAACGAGTGCGGACTCTGCGACCCAACAGCCGCTGGCCCCGCAGTCATCGGCTTCCTGGTTCATTAAGCTGTGCCAGAACTAAAAGACTGCCGCTACATGATCCGTATCGGCACATACAAAGGACATCAGGAGCTGCAGGTCAACGGCCTTGCAGCTGCCATGAACGTAGGCAGAGCCCTGTATCAAATAAACCAGGGCTCTGTCATCATCGTCAATCTCGACGGCTACCCCAAAACCATCACACTAAAAGGAACAAAACGATGGACAAACCAAAGACGACAAGCCCACCAGGGCCATACACTTGGCCCGAAGGGTCAACCCCAACGACATACAAAGTCGTGATCACCACAGTGTTTCCGATGCTACACACAGACCCGATCAACTGGAGCCTGGAGACACTCATCGACGAACTACAAAACCACCACTGGTGTGAGGTAACAACCACAGCGTTGAAGGAGGTGAAATCCTAAACAAATAAACAAAGAACCCCTGAGCTATTGGCCCAGGGGTTTTCTTTTACGGGGTAGGAAGTAGCTCACCGGCTGCACGGCGCATCAGAAAATCTCTGAGGTTGGAACACTGACAACACTCACCCGTACCTGGCGACCCGTATCATCGATGCGTACCCGCCTGCTATGCTCAACAAACCCAGGGTGCGCATCGAAGTAACGCCGAATGTCCGCAGCTCGTTCGACCCTCGCGCCCAACTGACGAGTAGCAATGTGCCTCACCGCACCCGGCACCAATCCCAAATACAAAGTCTCAGCCCCGTTCTCATACCAAACAGCACCAAGCTCACACGGTAGCGCCAGCTTCTTGTCCCGATCAACAACACCAAAGTTACCCCGATCACGATTCGGCCCGAACCTATCGGCAAGCCAGCCCTTCAAAGACTTCTCTCTGGTAGCGCCCCGGCCATCGTCGTCCTCTTCCGTCCACCGTAGCGGCGCACTCATCAACAGGTCCAAGAACTCCATCTCCTGTACCTCACCAGCTGTCTCAGTACCTGGCATACCAATACGCCAACCCTTCACCAACGCCTCAGCCTTCGATGTCCACTCACCACCAGCCCACAAGCACACAGCCACAGCCGGCACAAGGTTACGCCCGAACCTGGGCTCCACACCCTCGGCATCGCACAAACCTACCGCCGCATCATAGGCGTCACGGAACCGCTCGATGTCAGCGATCACCGCCCACTGTACGACATGCCTCCACTCATCAATGCACACGTCAGCCACCGGACCCGGATCAATGTGCCCCTTCTTCCGTTCTAAGCGCAGCTCAAGAAATCTGTTGCGGTCCTGATCGTGCGTTGGGTCATGGATGCCAGCATGTATCAGCGGATTACGCAGGATGTAATCCACATATCCCTGAGCTGACAGATTGCCACGAGTGAACCGACCGGAACGCAACGCACCCATCACCTCATCACGAGAACGAAAGCCTGCCCGTGTCCCCTCAACATCATCGAGGATCACAGCTGAGCCTGACCTATCCAACGCCCGTGCAAGGGCATACGCCGTGCTCTGTCCTGCATGATGTACCCAGCCAGTCATGCCCTCCATCATCCTGCAAAGCTTGGTCTTGCCGCTCCTTGTCGGGGCACGTAGCGCCAGCCACGGGGGATCGAGACGCATCTCACTCAGCACTGGTAGCGAGAACATGAACGCCGATAGGTACGGAACACACCAGTCCTGGTTCTCAAACGACCAGCCCGACACTGCCGTACACACAGCAGCCAGCGCCGCTCTCGCTTGATCTATGTCAACTGATATGGGTCTGCTATGGATGACACCACGAGATGCTGCCAGCCTGGAGCCCACAACAGGCGGAACCACACGCTCCCATGTACCGTTGTCCTCCCTGTATGTGCCCGAGCTCGTCACCACATGCGTCCCCGAGTCCGTGACGTGGAGCCCATCGCCAGCTGTCGACTCTTCCAACATGTTGCAGCACAGCATACCCAGCACAGGCTGCAGCCTACGCACAGCCTCCTGATCAGAGACGAACTCATCGCCCTTCCGACTCACCTTCAACCCGTAGTAATCCCGCATCGGAGCCCACTCATTCCCAAGTAGCGCAGCCAATCGAACCACCTTCGATGCGTCAGCGAGTGTCAACTCAGCCAGATCGTTCGAGCTGATTCTGTAAAAAAGCAGCTTTGTACCTCGCATACCGACTGGCACAACATTTGACACAAGCCGTCGCCATGTCACCCAAGCCTCGGCTACCTCGCCACATCCTGGCGGTAGTACCAACGATGACCAACCACGAGACTGTATCTCCACTGCGACATGACCACGCTTGTCACGGGGGCACGCCATCAGCACCCGGCGCAGCACCCAACGGTCTGCACTGTTGCCAGACCAGCTCGTCCTGGGTTCACTGCGTAGCTGCCACACCACTGACCAAGCGTTGGCACCAGCGTTGCGATCGTGCCCGTGTGAGCCAGACATGCACGTCAAGCGCACACGATCAGACTCCATCACAAGAAACGCAGAGCCCATCGATGACCCATCCTTCATGGGACACGCACACTTGAGCTTATCCCCTGGCTCAGCCGTCTCAGCGAAGTCAGCCAAGCGTACCTCTTTGGTCTTGCCACCCGGCGCAAGCGTACGGATCATCAACTCTTCATCGTCTACCAGTTGCCTGCGCTCAGCCACAGCTGATACCTGTGAGCCAACCAGCTCGTCTGTATCCTTCAAAGACTTCAACACCACATCGGGGTCAACCATGTCAGGCGCATCGTCCTCCCACTGGAAGCTGTAGTCCCTGACAACTGGCAACAGGTATGACCTCACCGCATCCTTGGTGGATAGATCGGCTCCAGTGCCCAGTGCTCGCGTTCCCCAGTGCCACAGGGACCGATACTCCTCCGGCGTCACATCGCGCGTCAGAGGCAGCACCAGGCGCATCCTGGGTGTACCTGGACTATGAGACCACGATGAGTGGATCATCCTGCAGTAGTTACTGAACTTCTCATCGAGCTCTTCAGGTGCCCACGACCCATCGACATCCAGCACCAACATGCTCAGATGCTCGACGTTGCTGTTCTTTCTCTGGTTACCCGTAAGCTTTCCAGGTATAAACAGCGGGCAGCGGAACTTCGATGGTGCCTGAACGGGTGTCGTCATCAACGCACACATCCGATCGAGAGTCATCGACCGAAGCGTACCAACAGTGGGCCACACCACGTCAGTCGCCTTCGATCCATCACGTTGCGTACCATCCTCTCGTCGCCCGCTCTTCAGCTCAGGCGCTGCAAACAAAGTGATGTCAAAGCTTCTCACTGACAGGCTCCTTCCATTCGTAGATTTTCAACTCGATGCGGGGCTTGCCATCCTTCGAGCACCGCCACTGATTCACAAGAACGCTGCACACCTGGGCATCGTCGGTCCACACTGGAGCCATGCCGATAGCATCCATCACTGCTTTCAGAACATTATCTGCATCTGGCTTAACGTCCATCATCATCGGACCATCGGGGTCTTTCTTACGCATCAACCTCTTGGGCCGAGCGTGAAACGCGTTGAGCTCCAGACGGACTGGGCCCCTCGGGATCACAGGACGACTCGCGCGTGGTAGCTCAGACCACAACGCAGCACCCACCATCTTCTCATACTTCTTGACGTTATCAGGTGTGTACATGCGGATCATCTTCCCTGCACGAAACGCACGAGGCCGTCCCTTCGCCACGGGTTTACCGTGAACAGTCGTATCCAATACAAGGTGCCACATCAGGTCCTCTTGCGGGCTTGTGCAGCACCTTTCATCGCCGCGATTATCTTCTCTGTGGGCGTGGGGTTCCGACCAGCCGCGACCTTATCAATGATGGCAGACACAATGCTGCCAACACTTTGATCGCACGCTTCCGCCTGGTCAGCGATGGCTTGTGCAGCCTCATCAGAGAGGTATGCCTGCACCTTCCACCGCTTCCCAATGCGAGTCAACCCTGGCGTGTTGTCAGGGTCAGCCATTAGAACAGCTCCTGGACTTCTTGGTCAGTCATGTTGTCGTGCGGTTGAAAAGACTTGGGCTCCTTCGCAGGCCACACGATCCAACCACAGCTGTCTCCATCACGACACTTGAACACAGGTGCCTTCGGGTTCCGACGATTCTCTCGGTTGTCCCACACGCCGTTGCCGCAGTCAGGGCATGAATCAAAAACTGTCTCGCCGTCCCAGTTTCCGTATGACTTCTTGGGTCCACCGCCATTCGATCGCGGCGCATTGTACGTCTTTCGAGGTGGCGCATCGTCCGCACCCTCGGGTGGCATCTCTTCCAGGCTGGTCATTCCAAGCCCCAGGTACAGGCGGCACGCACGGTTAACAGCTCGTGTCGCAGCAAGACGGAGCGTAGCTGTACGCAGACGGGTGTTCTCCGGTGACGCATCGCCCACCTCTGTGAACGTACCGCGTGGGCCTGTTACTGTAGCTGTGACAACAGCCTCACCACCTACGCCCGCATAGGACACGATGTTGACGCCGATGTCCACGGGTCCGTGCTCGTGCGCCAGCTTCACCAGTCCGGTGTGCAGGATGTATCGCTTGCCGTGAAGATCCTGGAAGTGAGCCTCGCTCAGTGTTTCAGGGTCGATGATCTCAAGTTTCGTTGTCGGGCTCATAAAATCTCCAAATGTTTGAGTGAGCCTGGACACCGTATGATACATTGACTATGTAGTCAAGACAATAAAGGAGGATCTTTTGAATCTACACACACCACCAGACCACGCGCCCGTGGTTCACAAAAACTCTCTTCGCTATCTCATCCTGCTATACGTCACGACGGACCCCGCGTACTCGTGGACGGCAAAGCAAATGATCGCAGAGCTCAGGCCCATGGGGCACGGGAGAAAGCGGGTGATTGCTACCATCCGCGCCCTCACTTCAAGAGGTCTGATGACTACCACAAAGTGGCGAGGACACCCCCGCCTGATGGCAACAAGCGACGGGATCGCGGCAATCCGTCGTCACATACCAATCAAAAAGACAAACTAATGGGACTCGATAGTAGAGAAGCAGAACGAAGAGAGTGGGACGAAGACCAACGCAGGTACAGCGAAGACCCACAGAAATACTGGAACGACCTCGGCAGGAAGGTTCCACCGAACCCGCTGCCGTACCTCGAAAAGAAGGAGAAAAAGAAGTGAAGCAGTTGTCACTCTTGACGGTGGCTGAACCAGAACAACCTCAGAACGTAGACCTTCGCCTATGCTGTACGGACGAGCTCTTCGATGAGGTACGTGGCGCGCGCATCGTGTTCTGTGATCCGCCGTGGGCCTACAGCAACAGCGGAGACAAGACCAGGAGCGCTGCGAGTCACTATCCATGTCTAAAGATAGGTGACATAGTACGGCATGTTCGCAGTTCTTGGGACTGTGCCGACGAGGACGCCTACCTTGTGCTGTGGGCCACCTTCCCTCTGCTTGCCGAGTGGATGGCAGCAGCAACAGAGGACGAGATACGGTGGCGGTATGTGACGGGCGGGGCATGGGCCAAGACCGGCGCACCAGGAACGGGCTTCCACTGGAGGGGCAACGCAGAGCCCATCCTGATTTACCGCAAGGGAAAGCCTCGCCCCTGTACCACCGAACTGTTGCGGTCAACGCACGTCACTGAACAGCACAGGGGCAAGAACAGCAAGTGCGGTGAGGCGCTGGCCCACAGCGAGAAACCGATCGCATACCAGACCAACATGATTGAGGTATGGAGCCAGGCGGGTGACCTCATCTTCGACATGTACGCCGGGCTCTGCTCCGTGGGCCGGGCGGTCAAGCGAGCTGGCCATGGAAGACGATACATAGGGGCAGAGATTGACCCGGACAGATACCGCCAAGCTGTGGATCGCCTGGCAATAGAACCCGGCCAGTAGCTCAGCGGCTACCTGACGCACTCAGCTCCGGTAGCTTGGCAGATAGCAGCTTGATTCGCCATCGCCTTGGACTGCTGCTCTGCCAGCTTGGCCATGATCTCTTCCAGCCGCTCCAGTCGCGCGGTGTTCTGCTTCACGATCACCTTGGTAGACTCTTCGCCCGCTTGCTTGACCTCGATGTCACGCACACGATCCGCCAGTTCATCAGCATCTTGAGCAGTAGCTGTGACAGTGGCAAGGCTCATGCCGATTGCAACAAGACCCGAAGCCAACGGTACTGCTATATCTTTCACATCCATCATTGACCCCTACCGACATCATAAGCATATCCGAGACCAAAAGCTACTACGGATACCGTCAACAAAGTCTCAGCCCTACCAACCCAACGCTGGGTAACAGCCCTCTCGTACCACGGCAAAGGCTCCGATAGCGTGACGTACTGGTCACGATACCAGTCACGCTCGTTCTCAAGCAGGCGGATATCCAGCATATGAAGCCGCTCTTGCGCGTTGTGATACTCCTCCAGCTGCAGCAAGTACGCCAGTTGACTGACCGGAACAACAACGCCAGTACATGCAGCCGTACCATCCGGCGTAGCGATGGCCTGGGGAAGAGCATCGCCATACCGGATGGGGATAGACGCGGAGCACTCGTCAGGTACAGGTGAGGATACCTTCGGAGGGTGCAGACCCTGCGCCCATCCAGGCTGCGCGAGAAGGAAGAGTAGAGAGATCACTTCCGCGTCCTCGATGCGTGGTTAGCAGCGTCAGCTATGGCTCCAGCTGGATCGGCACCAGTCAAGCCAACGCTGATTGCATCCAGGTTCTCTTGTGCAGACTTTTCAATCTCATCCCTAACCTCGTCCACCATCACAGGCGTAGGAGGCCCAGCAGGGCCCTTCACGGGCTTGCTACGCTTACGTAGGAATACAGCTGCAGCTGCGAGTACAGCTGCGACCAGTATCGATGCGATGCCCAGGTTCTCAACCACCCTTGAGCGCCGCTGCCATCTTTGGCGCAGCTTCTCCAGCAATGAAGGCAATGCACACGTAGACCCAAGACTCGGGGTCGAGCTTGCCAACGTACAGCAAGCCAGAAGCAGCTGCGAACGCCATCAGGCGACGGTAGCTGATCCGCTCATGCGCGTGAAACAATCCATTCAATACTTTGATAGCCATATCAACACTCCAACTTAGCAAACACATCGGACCTAAGAATCGAGGGATCAAACCCAGGGCACAATGTAGGTTTCAGTTCCTTGTGTCCTACGACACCGGCATCGGGAAACTGACGCAACAAGTCTGCACACAATGAAACCACCGCGGCCCACTGCTTCTCTGTTGGATCGTCATCTCCCTCAAATGAACCAACAACACAGACACCAATGCTCTTCGCATTATATCCCTTGCAGTGAGCTCCTACCACATCGACGCTTCGACCAAGGCGCACAGTGCCATCGACCTCGATGACGTAGTGATACCCGCAGTTGGTGCCCGAGTGCTCCGCGAACCCCCGTTCCTTATGGGCCTCGCTAATACGCTCCAAAGTCCAGTCGGTAGGGCTTGCAGTATGATGCACCACGATATGTTCAATGGTTCTCATGGCAGTCCTCTAAAGCGGTAGCACCACGTTTGGAGCGATGCTCATAACAGGCGTCACCCCTGAAGCTTCCAAATTCTCAACGATCGGTGCACTGCCCCAATTCAGGCCGTTGTCTGTCGATCTGCAGATGTCCCCTTTTTCGTTAACCCCGCCGGTCCCTATGAGCCATGTAGTTCCATCGGTGGCAATACAATTGGCAGGGGTTTCGGTAAGCGGGATCGACTGGCGGGTGCCCTGCATCGTGATCGTCTTGCCGGCAACGGTAAATGCTTGAGTGTTGGCGCCGTCCATCACGACCACATTGCCGTTAGCCGCTGCCGCTTCTACGCTGTCCGCGCCTGCGTTGCCATTCAGATCGTCGCTGCCGCCCGTGTCTACGATGTGCGTAGAGGTAGACCAATCACCAGACGCATCCATGTTGGCTTTGGTGCTCGCGGCACATGTGGAGACATGCAGATCCGCACCTTGTTTTGTGATTACCACCCATGTGTTGTTTGTATACACGATGTCTCTGATCAAGTGCGTACCGTCTCCCGTCGGCTGAATGAGAAACGACCAAGAGACCCCGGAGTCTGTCGAGATTACTAGGTTGCCCTTTGACCCGAGCATCCACGTGCCCTGCCCGTCGCTTGCGATTCCTCTGATGTAATCGTCAGCCGACCCACCTACCACATTGGTTACCCCATGAAGATTGATCGCTGTCCAGTTGGCCCCGCTATCTACTGAGCGGTGAACGTAGATATTGTTCGAAGTGTTGCGGCCCACAGCCAGCCAACATGAAACCCGCGTCTCTGCGCTGCCGCTGCTGGAATCGCTCGCCCCGTCACCCACTCCATAGATGATTCGTATCTTCCGCCCGCCGTCCGATGTGTTGACGCTGGTCCATGCGGATTCGTCGGTGATGTCGTTGTTTCCATCGTACCGGATCTCATCCGATCCACCTAAGCCCGTCATCATCCACTGAGCAGAGCCGTCGCTATGGTTGAGACCATATGCAATGTCCAAGGTGTCTGCGCTCTGGCTTTCTAACCGGTAGGCGTTGTTTTCCCATGTGGCCTGGGTGGCTATGTCTGCAGCATTTGCCCAGGATATCCATTGATCGATCGAAGCGATGGCCCATCGTGTAGCCGGTGCGTTACTGGACGGTACACTAACACCGTTAACTGCTTCAACGCTTGCCTTAGCAACGCCATTGACTGCTTCAATACTTGCAGCAGCTACACCGTTTAGCGCTTCAAGATCGGGCATTACGCTACCTCAACAACGGTGCTATCGGGATCGAAGTAAACAGCATCACCCGACACGGCAAACCCGATCACCTGAACGAAGTCACCGTCTGTATCAGGCGCAGCTTGCTCAGCGACATTTTTTCCGCCCGTTTCGGCCTCTGGTGTGTACAACGCTCCACCCACAGTCCAAGTTGGGAACTCACTATTAAACCGGGCAAAACCCTTCATCAAAAACACACCCATTGCATCAGCACTGATAGATGCGGTCGCCATCGCCACGCACCGAGACGTAGCAGCAGCTGTCGCCACGGCTTTCCACATCTTGCCATCCGACTTGAAGTACACGACTTCCCCAGCAGTCAGATCCTCACCCGCTGTGAACATGGCAATGTCCCCGGAGTATTCTCCATCAGCTACAGCGGAGTTGTGCATTAGCTGGAGGTTAGTCGAGCTATCGACTTTGATTACAGGTGTAGTGCCGTGAGCGGCACCCTTTCCGATCTCCAGTGTGTCGGTGCCATCGTCGATTCCAATACGGAAGTCAGCTGCGTTTCCGTCAAAGACCAGCATGGTGTCTTCTGCACCAGCGTCACCAATAGTGAGTAGCGGTGTAGTTCCACTGATAGTAACGTCACCGGCAAACGTCGCCTTCTTGTTGCTGTCCAGTTTTAGAACATTCGTCTGTGACGCATTGCCGTCAGTCGTGTAGAAATAAAGGGCACAACCGTTTTCAGCATTTGTCCAAGCAGCGTCGGTCAAGGCTTCGATTCGTGCACCGACTACTTGCGTGTTGCTGGTATCTTCAGCGCCCGTAAACTCAATGACGCCAAGCCGATGACTATCGCCCATGACTGCGCCATCATTAGCGGAAAGACGCAACGCCCCACCGGTATTAGCACTACTCGTTGTTGTGTCGTGGATCTCCAGCTGGGCCAGCGGCGCTGCCGTACCAATACCAACACGATCGTTGGTTTCATCGACAACAATTGTGATCCCATCGACCTTGAGGCCAGTGAGCTGCGGAGCTCCTGAGAAGCCAGTGATGGATGGTTTGCTGATAGCCATTAGAGCTCCCCTGGCCAGAAGTCGATCGCATAATCAACTACGTTGTCAGTCCCAGTGTCGGGTCCGAGCTTGAGGTAAAGAGTTGGAACCTGACCAACAAGCGTAGCAACATACGAAACAGGAGCTCCTGGAATCTCGTCCACGTTGGCGTCTGCTGTTGTGCTGATGATCTGCTGAATAACGTCTGCACCTGTGCTGTCGGTAGAGATGACCGGTGCAACAGTAGCGCCTGCCCCCGACTTCAACACCACATGCACCCGCGCGATGTAGCCGCGTGTGGGCACGTTAGACAGCGTGGCCACGGTTGAGGTGGTCACAGAGGTGGCCTGACCCTCGACCCGCTGGAATGGTCTCTTGATGTACGTTGCCATGATTGGACTCCTATTCGATGTTAGCACGCATTTCGATTCTCTTGCGTCTCAGTTCTTGCTCAGCTGTGCGCTCACGCTGACCTTCGGTGAAAGTATAACCCCTGGTGGCAGATAGCAGCTTGAGGATGTCGCCTTTTGTTCCCATCGCGTTCAGCATAGGCGTACCCTCAAGGCGTTTCAGAGCCTCATCTGCGGCCCGGAACTTCCCATCATAAAGCCCGCGCAGCAAGATCCCCTGTGGTAGATAATATGCCGCGCCAGCAGCGGGGCCCCTGCCCCAGTTTGCCTCTTCGCCCTCTGTGTACCAGCCCATGTCGCGCATCATCTCTGCCAAAGTTCTGGAGATTCTTTGATTCTTTGGTTTGGCTCCCATCATGCTCGATGCTGCTAAACCAACAACAGGAGCTCGCTCTATGTCCCAATAGTCCCCTGCCCACTGTAGAATATCGTTTGCTTCGACAGACCGATCTGACATAGCAACGCCTGTGCCCAGCATAATCAGTGCGGTGTGGGCCATATGCTCCATACCACCACGTATCGTGTCTTCTGGCATCACCCATGCAAGGTGTGACCTACTTCCAGACTGGTTCGCAAAATACTCGCGGATAGCGGGGTCAGCCATATCGGGGGTGATCCCCACAGATGGTCGCTTGCTGATGTATCCACGGTACGCAGACTCATCGGGACGCGGCGGCACAGCTGCAGCCAAACCCTCAAGGCCAGCTGCTCCCACAAACTCCTGTATCCCGCCA